AAACGAAGGAACAAAGTTCAGCGTAAACAAAAACAACAACGGAAACGCGGCACCTATATTCGAAGGACAGCACGTCCAGACAATGAGCCAAGACGATGCAAACTTTTTTGACACATGGTTAGGAACAGACCTAACCAACATCGAAGCCACAACAATCAACCAGCTACGCCAAGCATTTGCAGTTCAGCAATATTATGAAGCGCTGGCACGTGGCGGCAGCCGTTACCGTGAACAGGTAAGGGCGCTGTATGGCGTAAGCATCAGTGACAAAACTGTACAGATTCCAGAATATTTGGGTGGTGGACGCTACCACGTCAACATGAACCAAATCGTACAAACCAGCGGTCAGGAAGCAGAAAACGGAACGCCGATTGGCGAAACAGGCGCAATGTCAATCACTCCAATCAACGAAAGTTCTTTCACAAAAAGCTTTGAAGAGCACGGCTTTGTAATTGGTGTAATGTGTGTGCGTCACGAACGCAGCTATCAACAGGGACTTGAAAGATTCTGGAGCCGAAACGACCGATTAGATTACTACTTCCCGCAGTTCGCAAATATCGGCGAACAGCCTGTAAAGAAGAAAGAGATCATGTTGACTGGCACGAACACAGATGATGAGACATTCGGTTATCAGGAAGCATGGGCCGATTATCGCATGAAACCGAACAGAGTAAGCGGCAAAATGCGAAGCAATGCAGAAGGAACGCTAGACTTCTGGCACTATGCAGACAACTACAATGAAACACCAACGCTAAGCCAAGAGTGGATGAGCGAAGGGAAAAACGAAATCGCGCGAACACTGATAGTACAGGATGAACCCCAATTCTTCGGAGCAATCAGAGTGATGAATAAAACAACACGCTGCATGCCGCTGTATAGTGTTCCGGGTCTGGATAAACTGTAAAGAAAGGAGAAAGCCCGGGAAAACCGGGCTAATTTTATAATGGCAGGATTAGGAACAGCAATCATGGGCGGACTGGCAAAAGCAGGAACGTGGTTAGCAAGTCATCCAGAAGTAGTAACAACAGGAATGTCACTTCTGGGAAACGGACTATCAAGCTTCTACGGACAGCAGAGCCAAAGCCAAAGCACAGGCAGTAACACGAGCCAGAGCCAAGGCGGTGGGCAGAGTACATCCATGAGCGAAGGCGGCACAAACGACAAGCAAATCATGGACTATCTCAACAGATACTACCAATGGCAAGGCAGTCAGAATGCTTTCCAAAGTAAAACAAACCGACAAAATATGTTAATGCAGATGGGCTATAACACGTTAGGAGCAATCCAACAGGGAATTTATAACCACATCGAACAAAACGCCGCTATGGCATACAACAGCGCCGAAGCACTGGCAAACAGGCAGTTCCAAGAGCGTATGAGCAGTACATCATACCAAAGAGCCGTTGAAGATATGCGAAAAGCGGGATTAAATCCAATTTTAGCATACGCACAAGGCGGAGCAAGCACGCCGGGCGGCTCAGGCGCAACAATCACAGGCGCAAGCATGAGTATGCCGACATCAAGCGCACTAGGAGTGTCTGCGCTAAACGGCAACGTTCCAAACAGCTACTACAACCACAGTGAAAGTAAGTCACAATGGTATCAGCTGGCAGAAGCCGTAGGCAGTCAGATGAGCACAAGTAACACCAGTCCATACCAGCTAACAGAAGACCTACTCAAAACATGGAAACAACTGGAAAAAGCAGAAAAAACAGTGCCGTTTGAAGCAGGCGGTGGAAAATTCAGCACAGGAAAAGGGGGAAACAGAAAGAAATGAGTTGTTACAAGCCGTTAATAAGGCTGTACAACCCGAACAACAAAGAACAAAGCGGGCGGGTATATTCACTTGCCCGCTTTTCTAAGCTAAGCGGAAAACAGCTAAAATATGAAGATTTAATGTATAATCCAAAAATCATGCTAATTCCATGCGGACAATGTATTGGATGCAGAATCAGACAACGTGAAGATTGGACAACAAGAATAGAACTGGAAGCGCGAGACTATCCGAAAGAGCAAGTATGGTTTATAACACTAACTTATGACGATGATCATGTGCCGGGCATGATAATAAAAACAGGAGAAATCATGCGAAAGGTACAGTACACGTGGAAGCCGGGAGAGAAGCGCCCTAGCAGTGTTCAAATTTTACTGTATGAGGACATTCAAAAGTTTCTAAAACGTCTCAGAAAGGCTAACAAGGGCAAATTACGCTATTTTGTAGCGGGTGAATACGGAGAGCAGACAGCAAGACCACATTACCACATGATTCTATATGGCTGGAAACCAACAGACCTGGAAAATCTATACAAGATTCATCACAACGGGTACTATAACAGTAAATGGTTGTCAGACATATGGGGAATGGGTCAAATACAGATAGCACAAGCAGTTCCAGAAACATATAGATATGTTGCGGGATATGTAACAAAAAAAATGTACGAAATAGGCGACAAAAAAGCTAATGAATACTACGAGCTAGGCCAAACAAAACCATTTGCATGCATGAGCTTAAAGCCGGGTCTCGGAGATAAATACTATCAAGAGCACAAAGCGGAGATCTGGCGACAAGGCTACATTCAGTGTACCAACGGAAAAAGAGCACAAATACCAAGGTACTATGAAAAACAAATGGAAGCAGAAAACCCACAAAGATTGTGGAGAATTAAACAGAACCGACAGAAAAACACAATGGAGCAAAAGAGACTACAGCTAGAAGGTCAAGACTATAAAAAAGTCTTAGAGACCAAAGAACGTGTCACCAAAAAACAAACGAAGAAACGTGGCATTTTATAATTGGTGTCACCTAGCCCAGTACCTATCAAGTAAGGTACTGGGCTTTATTGCTCTAATCGCGCACACACGCGCACGCGAAAAGCTACACGCGCACGTGTGCGCACGTATTATAATATAACTTGTTGTAGGAGTAGTAGTAGAGTATGTGGAAAAGTTGAAAACCATTATTTTATAACGATAGAGCGTAAAAAACAGCTAAAAAGAATGGTTGAAAGATATGTTGAAAACTTGTTGAATTGTTGAAACACTCTGTTGTGTTAAAGTTTAACAATGTTAAAATGTTGAAAACTATGTTGAAAAGTCAATAGAAGCAATCCGGAATCGAACGGGAAAGTCACGGCCGCGCTTCGCTGAAAGTTGCGCCGCGTAGCGCGCAACAGCGGCCATCTAATGAAAAATTTTTCTAAAAAAAACTTGACAAAATCAAAAAAATATGATAAAATATAATCAAAGAAAGGAAGGAACCGAAAATGAAACACACATACGAACTAAGAAAACTTGAAAATGACAACATCAGCACGACCACGGTACTGACACTAGTTGCAGAGCCAAAAATCGCAAAACAAAAAGCAGCAGACTACGCAAACAGCAATCCGGGACTGTACACCCTACGAAGAGTAGAAACAGTAGGGGTGTATTTCACCGAAATCAACGAAAAAAAATAAAATAAATCAAACCCGGAGTTGACAACTCCGGGTTTTTATGTTACAGTAAAAAAAAAATCGCCGCGCTTCGCGCGGCAGAAAGGAAACCGCGTGAAGCACTTAATCTATGTAAAGACAGACTACGGAAAAGTGAGCGAGCACTTCAAAGCAAAGGAGTTTCAGTGCAAAGACAAAACCGATGGAATACTGATTGCAACCGAACTGTTAGACACACTGGAAAAAATAAGAAACCACTTCAATGCACCGGTCATCATAAACAGCGGATACAGAACACCAAGCTGGAACAGCAAAGTAAACGGAGCATCAAATTCATACCACTGCAAAGGAATGGCCGCCGATATCGTAGTGAAAGGACACGGCAGCAGAGAAGTCGCAAAATACGCAGACAGTATCATGGAACAGGGCGGAGTAATCAGATACACAAACTTTACACACGTAGACGTGCGTGAAGAACGGTACAGAAAGGGGGTGTAGTCAATGGCACTGATTAAGGTCAAAGACCTACGGGAAGCAATCCAGCTGATTAAAACTGTTATTGAGAAGCTGGACCAGATTTACCACATTCTGAAAGAGGAGAAGTAAAGACTATGTTAAAGAAGACATGGAACGTGAGAGATCAGACCGAAACAGATTTAAGGCTGGAAGCAGATAAGTTATACCGCAAAATCGAAGTCGGATATAAAATGCTCAAAAAATTATCTAACATCGAAGACGCAAAAAAAATGATCGACAGAATCTGGATAATGAAAACATGGGCTAACGATATCCAGTTAGAATTAACCAGAAGGGAGTACAGCAATGAAGCATAGAAAGCGGATGCCGGTACGCACTGACAAGCGAATGTTCAACGTAACGGCACGAAAAACAAAGAGTATCAACCTCAGCCAGAAACCCATGAGGGGCGGCATCAGACTGTAAAGGAGAAAAGAAAATGATTCATGGTTACTATGGCATCTACGACAGCGTAGCAAAATGTTACTGCTACATCGGTGAAAACAAGAGCAAAGAGACGTTCGCACGAATGTGCGAAATTATGGCAAAGGACGAAAAAACGTTCTTAGGCCAAAGTCCCGAGGACTACAAAGGCTACCATATCGCAAACTTCGACGATGAAAACGGCCGATTTGAGAGCATCGAGCCAGATAAGGTATGGGAGGGCAAAACGCATGAATAAGAGATATGAGGAAGGGCGAAAGCCCTTCTTTTCAAATCCGGGCGAAAAAATGCGAAAACAGTACGTCTGGGGAAAAGACGAAAAAAACAACAAAAAGTTAATTGAAACTGAACCGATTGACATTCAGGCAGAAATCGAAAGCTATGCAGATGAATGCGACATCAAAAACATAGTCCGCAAAGCAAGTTTTGACCCGGAGTTTGCCAAAAGTCTGGTAGACAGCGCAAAAACAGACGAAATCACAGATATCACAGAATGGCCAACCAACATTCACGAATATCACGCAATGATAGCAACAGCACAAATCAAAGCAATGGAACTGCAGCAGATGCAGGAAAAGAGAACAAGCGAGCAAAAGAAACAGGAGGAAGACAATGAACCGGAATAACGAAAGACACTTTAACAGTGTACCACAGACACATGTAAGTCGAACACGTTTCAAACGAGACCAAAACATTCTAACAACTTTCGATGCGGGAAGGTTAATCCCGTTTTACGTTGATGAAGTACTTCCGGGTGATACATTCAGCGTAGACACGGCAGCGATCATCCGAATGACAACGCCCAAATATCCTGTAATGGACGATGCATATATAGATTTCTATTACTTCTATTGTCCCAACCGGATTCTTTGGACCAACTTCAAACGTTTCATGGGTGAAGCAGACGATACACCGTGGATGCCTACAAAAACATACGAAGTACCGAAAATCAAAATCCTAGGTAATCCAAATAATGAAGCGGACAAAGGCCCAAAAGAACAGTCAATCTTAGACTACATGGGAGTACCAACAAAAATCAACGTAGGCGTAAACAAAAACAATGTAAGAATCAACGCACTACCAGTCAGAGCATACGTTAAAATCTGGAATGAGTTCTTTAGAGATCAAAACATAGAAAATACAGCAGTATTCGAATCAGGAGACGAAGACGAACAATATATTGATGAGCCAGATCAGAATGAAGAAATTACACTGCAAAGAGCAATCAGGGGATCAAGATGCTTACCAGTAAACAAATTCCACGATTATTTCACATCCTGTCTGCCGTATCCGCAGCGCGGGCCGGAAGTAACAATCGCACTAACAGGAAACGCACCGGTAAGAGCCTACACAGAAAAAGAACTGAATAACAGAAAAGTAGGAACAGGATTTTTCAACAGCGAGTACAACACCGGAGTAGTAAATCATCCAAGCATCTCATTCACAAACGAAGGAACAAAGTTCAGCGTAAACAAAAACAACAACGGAAACGCGGCACCT